GAGGGAACACCCCAATTTCCTAGCTTCGAGGCATGGCGACGTGTGGCCGGCGGTATACTCCACGCCGCTGGCATTTCCGGCTTCCTACTTAATCTCGAAGGCGCTCGCAAGGAAGCCGACGAAGAATCCCAGATGCTTCGAGCATTCTTGGATACATGGGCGTCGCAATTTGGACTCAAACCGGTTTTTACCAGCGACCTGCTATCTATTGCGAGGCAGTTGTATGAACTCCCTGGAACAGATCATGGGGCCGCCGTCCAGCTCGGTCTAATTCTGTCCAAACACGAAAACCAGACGCACGGTGGAAGGCGGATCCACCGCCTTCCAGCCTCCGAGGGCAAGACGCGGTGGCAATTGCAGGAGGTGAAGACGAAATGATCCATTACTTCCATCGGCACACCCTTCGATGTAACTCCTTGTAGGGAATAAGCTAGAAGGATGTGAAGGGTGTGAAGGGTGTTGCTATGGACTATTTTTAGAAATCGCATTTCTTTTCGCTTTGTGAGAGGGAGGCTAAGGGGACATCCTTCACACCCTTCACATCCTTCTGGCGATTTGTTTTCACGTCTTTAACGCGGTGGATCGCTGTATCGGCATCCCTCCTCAATCCCATCAGGAGTCGCCGCCGTTCCCGAAACAGATGTCTAATACCAAGGGCGCATGGTCCGAAAGAGGGCACAAGCCCGGTTTCATAAATGCATAGCCGTTCGCCGATTGAATGTAGGTCGCAGCCGTGACATTCACGGCGGGACTGACAAGTGCGTGGTCAAGCCGGGAAATCCTCCCTTTGGGCGAAAAGTAGCTTCCCGGCCCATCTGGGGTGGGCAACTTCCAGCCGTGCGCCACGAGTCGCCTCAAGCTCTTCGGTCCATGGCCGCGAGGATTTTGCGGATCGCAGTTTAGATCACCAATTATCACCGCATAAGAAGATTGCCACGGCCGGAGTGCATTCTCAAACCAGCTCCAGTAAGCGCGCACATCCTTGGCGACGTCGTACCATGGCACTCGGACTCCCACAATATCGAGAGCCGGTTCCGCGAGGCGTACGTGGAGCCAATTAGGCGCGGCGTTTGAGAGTTCACGGGGCGCCCCCAGAGGCCCGAGAGACGCCCCTTTGCGCGCCGCGATGAGGACTTGGTTGTGCCGACCGGATGGGGTGTGGAACTGAATGGGTAGGCCCCCGACTTTCAAGGCATCGCAAAAGTCGGCGTGGCGGGGTCCCTCGACGTATTCCGTCAACACCACGACATCGGCAACTAACGACAGGATCGCTTGCGGAACTGCGGTGGGGATCACCTTCTTTCCCGATCGATGATTAAGATTCCAAGCAACGATACGCACGTCGTGACAATAATACATGCCGCTTGGAGCCGCAGACAGAGCCATCGAAAGCGCTGAATGGGTTCTGTCGGGACAAATGCTTGTTTTAATTTCTTAGCGCAACGTCGTAGAATGAGAAAGGTTCGGTTCGTCAGGCTCAGCGCAAAGCGCACCCTCCGAAAGTTCCCTCAACACAACCTATTGGTCTTAGTTTGTTCTTGCGAGGTTACCCATGCTTACTCGGATCGGTTTCATAGCCGGGCTGCGCTGCCCAACGCGCCCCCGTTCCTTTCGCGACCACCGGCGTCCCGCCCGTCGCCGCATGGTGACTACCCCACCCTCTCCCTTCCCGCCCGGCCTCGGTCCGCCCAGCCCCTTGCCGCCGTCGCCCGCGCCCACTCACCACATAACGCTGCCTTCCCAGCGCCGCCTTCCGCCATGCTGGCCGTCCGTAACCCGCACGATTAAAAGGTACTTGGTCGCACGATTTCGCGGGCAGGTGAAACCACTGCTCGAACACGCTACCGCTAGGACCTACAAGAGGTCGTCACCCCAGTCGTCGGTAGTCAGGTAGTCAGCAGATCGGTAATCACCAAAGGAGGCAAGCGATGTATTCAGAAGCGATGGCACGGCGGATTGAAATCTGGCCGATCGAGAAGTTAATCCCGTACGCGCGAAACCCGCGGACCCACTCTGCCGCCCAAGTCGCGCAGCTCGCCGCCAGCATCGCCGAGTTCGGGTTCGTCAATCCGGTTCTGGTCGCGAGCGATGCCGGAATTATGGCAGGCCACGGGCGACTGCTCGGCGCGCAGGCGTTGAAGCTTAAACAGGTGCCGGTTATCGTGCTTGATCATCTGACGCCGGCGCAGCGTAGGGCCTATCTGATCGCCGACAACAAGCTCGCCGAGTTGGCCGGGTGGGACACGGATCTGCTGCGGATGGAGCTGAAGGACCTGCAGCTTGAGGAGTTCGATCTCGGCGTGATCGGGTTCAGCGACGAGGAGCTTCGCGAACTGCTGGAGGACGACGCGGTAGTCACTACCGGGCTGACCGACGAGGACGCGGTGCCGGATGTGCCGGAGCGACCCGTCACAGTTGCGGGCGATATCTGGGTTCTGGACGATCACCGTGTCCTGTGCGGCGATGCGACCGACCTTAAGGCCGTCCGGAAGCTCGTCGCGGGCGAGGCCGCGGACCTCGTGTTCACCGATCCGCCGTACAACGTCGATTACGAAGGCTACACGGCGGACAAGCTGACTATCAAGGGCGACAAGATGAAGCCCGCGGACTTCGACAAATTCCTGCGCGGTACCTTCGCCAGTTATCGAGCGGTGGTGAAGCAGGGCGCGTCGATGTACGTCTGCCACGCCTCCTCGGTCCAGCGCGAGTTCCAGAACGCGCTTGAAGCGTCCGGCTTCGAGGTGCGCTGCCAGATCATCTGGGCGAAGAACACGTTCGCCTGGGGTCACGGCCGGTATAAGTTTCAGCACGAGCCGATCTTCTACTGCCACCACGCGAAACAGAGTGACGCCTGGTACGGCGACAAGTCGCAGTCGACGTTGTGGCAAGAGAAGAAGCCGGCGGCCAACCGCCTGCATCCGACCATGAAGCCGATCGAGCTGATAGAGCGCGCGCTGTTGAACAGCAGCAAGGCCGGGGATTGCGTGCTGGACCTGTTCGGGGGTTCGGGTTCGACGTTGATCGCCTGCGAGCGCCGCAATCGGAAGTCGCGCCTGATGGAGTTAGATCCGAAGTACACGGACGTGATCGTAAAGCGGTGGCAGGAGTACACCGGGCAGTCGGCGGTGCTGGCCAAGGGCGGCCGCAGTTTTGAGGAAGTCGGAGCCGAGCGGCTGCAATGAGCAAGGAACCAATGTCGCTGCGAGCGTATGCGCGCCATCGTGGGGTTAGCCTGCGGGCGGTGCAGAAGGCGATCGCGTCCGGACGGATTGCCCCGCGCGCGGATGGCCGTTTGGACGCAGCCACGGCGGATGCGAACTGGGCACGCAACACGGCGCCGCGCCCGATCCCTGCCGCCAAGCCGCCGGCGAAGCGTCCAGTGATAGTTCCTACGCCCGAGGGCGCTCACCATCATGCGGAACCCCGTCCGACGGTGCGCGAGCCGGCCGAACCGCCGAAACTCGAATCCGGCTTGGAGTATTCCAAAGCCCGCGCCTACAAGGAAAGCTTCCTGGCGCGCCTCGCGAAGATGGATTACGAGGAGCGCGCTGGGAAGCTCGTCAGCCGTGACGAGATGAAGGTGGCCGCCTTCAATCGTTACCGGACCTTTCGCGACGGCATGCTCAATATTCCTGACCGGCTGGCCGCCGTGCTCGCAGCGGAGACCGATCCGCGCCGAACGCACGAATTACTATCGATCGAGATTCGCAAAGCACTAACGGAGTTCTCAGATGGAAATCGCGCTAACGGCTGATGAGATTTACGCGCTCGCCGCGGGGGAGGGCGCCCGGCCCGATCCGCTCCTGACCATATCCGAGTGGTCGGATACGTATCGGACTCTATCCCAGCGCGCGTCTGCCGAGCCGGGGCCTTGGCGTACCGAGCGCACGCCGTACTTGCGCGAAATCATGGACTGCCTGTCGCCCTCGTCGCCTGCCGAGACGGTCGTCCTGATGAAAGGTGCGCAGGTCGGTGGCACCGAAGCGGGAAACAACTGGATCGGGTATGTCGTTCACCAGGCGCCCGGCCCGATGCTCTCAGTCTCACCGACTGTCGAAATGGCAAAGCGAAATTCGAAGCAACGCATCGATCCACTGATTGAGGAAAGCGCGGTGCTCCGGGAACTGGTAAGCGATCCGCGCTCCCGCGACTCCGGGAATACCATGCTCGCGAAAGAGTTCCCCGGCGGCATTCTGGTGATGACCGGAGCGAACAGCGCGGTCGGGCTGCGGTCGATGGCGGCTCGCTATTTGTTCCTCGATGAAGTAGACGCCTACCCAGGCGACGTGGACGGCGAGGGCGACCCGGTCAACCTGGCTCTTGCTCGGACGCGCACATTCGCGCGCCGGAAGATCTTTATGATCTCCACGCCCAAGATCACCGGCCGCAGCCGCATCGAGGCGAGCTTCGAGGACAGCGACCAGCGCTACTACTGGGTACCGTGCCCGCAGTGCAACGAGTATCAAGTCCTGAAGTTCGCCCAGGTTCGCTGGCCGAAGGGCGCGCCCGAGCTGGCTGTCTACATTTGCGCGCACTGCCAGGGCGAGATCCAGAACCACGAGAAGCATTGGATGCTTGCGGAAGGCGAGTGGCGCGCGGCAGAACCGGGACCGGGTAAGGCGGCGGGCTTCCACCTCTCCAGTCTCTACAGCCCGGTCGGCTGGTTCAGTTGGGCGGACGCCGCTGCGATGTTCGAGGAGGCACAGAAGAAGCCGGAGTTGCTCCAGGTGTTCATCAACACCGTACTGGGCGAAACGTGGGCGCTGCAGGGCGACGCGCCGGAGTGGCAGCGGCTCTACGATCGGCGAGAGGACTATCGCATCGGGTCGGTGCCGAAGGGAGTGCTGTTCTTGACGGCCGGCATCGATGTCCAGAAGGACCGAATCGAGTTAGAGGTTGTCGGGTGGGGGCGCGGCAAGGAATCGTGGTCGGTCGATTATCAGGTGCTCGAAGGACAGACGGCGGAAGCGGCGGTTTGGATGAAGCTCAACGCCATCCTGAACGCCTACTATCCGTCCGCGTCGGGTGTGAATTTTCCGATTTTCAGGTACGCCATCGACTCCGGCTATGCGACCGGCGAGGTCTACAGCTTTGTGCGGAAATTCGGCGGCGACCGCGCGATCGTGATAAAAGGTGACTCACGTGCCGCCGCGCCTATCAGCCAGCCGTCCCCCGTGGACGTCGGGCCGCAGGGCAAGAACGTGAAGTTCGGCGTGCGCGTCTGGCCGGTGAACGGATCGATGATCAAAGAGGAGTTATATCGATGGCTGCGTCTGGAGCGCCCGACCGAGGAGAGCCGCGAGCCGTACCCGCCGGGTTACTGTCACTTTCCGAAGTACAGCGAGGAGTACTTCAAGCAGATCACTGCAGAGCAGTTGGTCACCAAGGTCGTGAAGGGGTATCGGCGCACGGAATGGCAGAAAATGAGGGATAGGAATGAAGTCCTCGACGCGCGCACGTACGCACGTGCCGCCGCAGCCGCAGCCGGCATGGACCGCTACACCGACGTTTCATGGAAGACGATAGAGGATAACATTGCGGAAAGGGCGAAACGGGTGGGCCAGCCGGCGGCGCCGACGCCGAACCAGCCCAAGCCACTGTTCCGTCCCGTGAAGCTCCCTGTCCGCGGCCGGTTCATTTAACAACACTCCGCCGCCGCGCCGCTGGTAACATCAACGGGGTCCGCGCTCGGCGATGATGTTCTTGTACAAATCCCGATAACACAGCAGGCAGGGTTTGCTCGGGCGACAGAGCGGATTGCGGTACGGACATCGGCGGCGGCTGCGCCACGCAAAATAGCTCACGAAAACGATGATGAGCACGATTGCGAAACCAATAACACTTCGTAGTGGCACAAAAGCCTAATTCAAGGAGAAGATCTTGTTTCGACAAACGTTTCAATAACGCGCTCGATCATATTCAGAGGACACCACGAAGGCCCCCGCGTGAAGCGGGCCAGTCAGGGCGAAAGAAAGGCCGATGCAGAGGGGAGCCACGCGGGAATGGACCTGAAAACGATCTAAAGAAAAGCCTTCTTCAAACAATCTCCGCTTTAGCGGCCGCGGGTAGCCAAAGGCATTCAGCGGAGGGACGGCCGAAAACCGAATCCGCGGAACCCAGATGGGCATCAATATGCCCGGAACGGTTTGCCAAAGAGAGAGGGGAGTAAGCCATGTACGTGATTACTGGAGCGACAGGCAATACTGGAAGCGTGATTGCGGAGAGACTGCTCAAAGCCGGGCAGAAGGT